CAGATATGGAAGTTGATAGATTGGTACCACCTGCAATTTTTAAAGTTTCACCTGTGCCGCCCAAATCGAAAGTAGTCGTAGAACTTGTATCATCTGCAACTTTCAATTGTGCTTGAGCAATACCTGTAGATGAATCACCCGATGAAGATGATGCAAGTAATGGTATACCGCCTGGAGTTGATCCATCTGAGATTCTTAATGTTCTATCTCCATTTGGATCTGCGTCATAAAACAGATAGCCGATCTCAGTGCTATAATCTGTAGCATCTCTGGTATTAACCAAGGCAGCTTTGATCTTCCTGATCGCCATTGCTTATGCCTCCTGTGGTTCTGCGGTTTCTTTGTATATTTTTTTCAGTGTTGCAAGATGATCCTGCACAGTCATCGGATTACTGTATTCATCTTCTGTTGTAATCTGTTCTATTGCTTTTGACTGTTTGCCTGCATCTGCTTTTTGTAATTCTAATTCTTGTTGCAAAGGACTGATAGAATATTTTTCTTCTGTGGCAGGTTGGCTGTCACCTGCATTCACAGAGATATCCTTGCCATCTCCTGGTATAGAGATGTTGATTGGTATGTTGATGTTTATACCACGCTCATTTAAAAACTCTTTTGCTTTCATATCAATGTCCGTAGTATTTATAGCGATCAAATCTTATATGCCTTGCATACGGTCATCTTTAGATGTAATGTTGTGCTTGGCTTTTGGTCTTGCTATTGAATCTTTTGAACGTTTACGCAATATTGCTGTTGTGCTGATCTTACGTTTGAGCTCTGCCAAGGGTTTCTTTAAATCCCATTTAAAGTTCATATCACCCTCCCTGTGTTAAAGTTTAGGTGCGTTCCTTCGCTTTATGCTACTTCCGTCCCGTAGGATGAACGTATGAATATTTAGTCATAAAAAAAGGGGGCATAAAAAACGCCCCCTTTTAGTAGTATTGATTACTTGAATGATACGTTAGATATCGCGATTCTTGCCAAGTAGTCAGCCGCATTACCAAGAGATGATGCAGTGTTTGATAACTCTACATAACCATATCTTGTTAAGAAGCTTACAACTGGTTCGAATGTTGATGGATCTAAAACAACGCCTGATGACATTAACGGAATGTATGGGCAGTAGAACGCGGCCGCATCTGCTTCTGATGAACCTTTGTAACCTACTAATACATCTGTACCTGTCGGTGCATAACCATCAACGTAAACTCTCATTGAGTTGTTTAAAGTTCCTACAAACTTACTGTTTGTTGGTGCTTCAAATACACCCTCTGTTGATCTTGCAAAAGCAGAAGTAGTTGCTGACTGAAGGATAGTTAATGCTTCTGATGAAACAACTGCCCAGTTAGCCGCACCTCTTCTTGTTCTTTGTGCGATCAAGTTTGCTTGTTGATTGATTAGGATTGCTAGAGCGGCGTGCTCGTCACCTACGAACGTTGCAGTACCTGATACAGCAGACTGATCAAATGTAGCTGCCGCAGAACCTGCCAATGCTCTTAATGAAGCAAGTACTTCTTGGTCGATCTCTGCAGTAATCTCTTGTGCTAATGCCGCCATGATTTCTGCTTCGATGTCGATACCTTGTTGTGCTTGTGCATCTTGAGCCGCTTCAAATGTCCATCTTGCAGATAGTTTTCTGCTTCTTGCTTCTACTACTTGCTTCAAGATTTGAACGTTCAGTTTCTTACCTGCTGTACCTTCTAAAGTAGCTGTTGCCGCACCCTTTGCCGGGTCAGCATCGTTACCTGAATAAGATTCAGCAATTTTGAATGGAGATAATGCCTCGTCACCAGCAGTGATGTTTGTAGCACCACCTGAAGTTGTGTCAGCATATCTTACTCTTAATGTGTGGATTTGTCCAACTGGACCTGTCATAGGTTGTACACCAACGATTTCGTTGGCTATTACAGTTGGCATGACCCTTCTGATCACAGGCAAAATAACTCTGTTCAGAGTTGCTACGTTACCGGCACTAGTTGCGCCAGCAGTTGCATTCTCTGACAGGTATTTGCGTGTGTTTTCAAGGACCACATCCAAGTTTTTGGCTTTTGAACCGTCAACGCCTTCCATTAAAGCGCCTTTAGTTTCTTGCCATTTGCTTTCTAATATAGCGGATGTCATTTCATATTCTCCTTAATTAATACCTGCTAGTTTGCGGATGCTTGTTACATCCTCATTGTTTTCATCTGCCTGTGGTGTTGCCTGTCTGTCGCCTGTTGTTTCTGTTTTTTTCGACTCAGTAATAACGGAAGAACGTTTGCCTTCTTTCATTACGTGAGGAAGATATTTGTTAAAAGAAGTTTTTAACTTATCTGTCTGTACAGACTCTAATAAGTTAGACATTACTTCTTTTTTGTCTCCTGATAGAGGTGCAAGTAACTCATTGAGTTCTGATTCTCTTTTTGCTTTGTCTTCAACTCTAGCTTTTTCAACTTTAGTTGATTCTAAAACTGTCTCAGTCTCAGTGATTTTCTTTTGGGCCTCATCGAGTTGCTTCTGCATTTTACGAACTTCTGAAGTCTCGTTTAGGTAAGAAGTCATATACTCTGAAGCATATGCTTCGAATATTTTTCTACCAAAGTTGTTTTCTCTAGCCGCTTTGATGTCTTCTTTGAACTGCTTCATTTCTTTAGCAATGTTCTCAGCAACTGTTGATTCAACAATTTTAGATGCCTTCTTGATAAATGCACTTCTGATTTCAGCAAATTTTTCTTTTGCTTCTTTCACAAGTTTAACACGAGTTTCTACTACTGCCGCTTTATCGCTGTTGAACTCATTGATCTCTTTAGCAAGTGCTTTTGTTACAAATGCTTCTAGAGTTGCAAGTTGTTCTGCCATTGATTTACGTTCTGAGTGTAACTCCTTCATTTCAGAAACTAATGAGTCTTTTACAAAATTAGTCAACATCTCTTTGTGTGGAGTTATTGCAGTTTTGTAATTTACTCTTTCTGCCGCAAGTTGTTTTCTATCTTCAACGAATTCTGCGATTTCTTTTTGAAGATTTTCTGACATCATACGGTCCATAGCTTCTACCATTTGAGCCTTATCGTGTTCATAACGCTTTGCAAACTCTTCCCTAACCTCAGTCTTTGCTTCTTCTTTGACTTCTGATAACTTAGATTCCCATTGCTCTTCAATTTGAGTACGTGTCTCTTCTGTTACCAGGTCTTTGTCAAGGAGTTGTTTTATTACGTCTAACATGATATTTCTCCTATTTTATCCTTAGATCCTTAATTAAACGGATTACTCCATCCTTTAAGTGTTTTTGTGCCTTAGTGTCGTCTTTCACTGCCTTAGCAACTTCAAATATTTGTGAACCACCTCTCATATTAAGAAGTCCTTCATATATTGGAGTTGGATATGCATTAGGTGCCGACGGTTGTGCAACTACGTCAACAGTAATGATATCAAAATCTGATACGTTACCACTGCCTTCGTCCACATTCCCTGAGCCTCTTGATGATACGCCTAGTTTTACGCCTGATTGTAGCATTGTCTCTACAAGCTTACCCATTGGGGTAGGTAATATTTTTAATTTTCCATATCCGTTTGGTCCATCCATCCACATAGATTCTACCATATGGCTAACTCTGTCCAAGTTGATCTTTAAGTCTTCTGGGTGATCAACCTCTCCGAGGACTGATGTGCCCCCGGAGATTTGGTCGGATACTTTTTTCACTGCATTAGCGATTTCGTTTACTGGATAGACACGTTCGTTGGCGTTTTTAATACCGCCTTGTATGCAAATACCTTTCATAAAAAGGTCTTTACCATCATTTGTGTTTTCAACGATAACTTTCGCTTGATCGAAAGTTAAGTTTTCTCTTAGTAAACGCATTTCTTCTATCCTTTATTACTTCTTCGCTACTGGTGTAGTTTTGTTGTCTGCGTGATCAGCCTCGTCAGCCTTTGGTGCATTGTCCATCTTAGCAGATTTAATGCCTGGTGCGTTTTTAGCCGCAACATTCATATCTTTTGCTGTGTCGCCAGTCAATGCTTTACCAACTCCGCCTTTACCTTCACCACCTTGGTCCATCTTTACGGCTTTAGCTTCTGTTGAAGCTTTCTTGCCTGATGCCATTGGTGATTTTTTGTTTTCAGCGTGGTCTGCCATATCGGCTTTCATTTGCTCAGAGTATTCTCTGATCAAAGTGTCTGCATCTTTTTTCTCAGTTGCTTCTTCAACTGCTTCTTCTGTTTCGTCTTTTGCTTCAACAGTTTCTTCAGTTGCTTCTGCAGGCTCCTCTGTTGGTGCCATTTCTGGCTCAATAGATTCGTCTTTTTCATCGTCCATCATTTTTGCGAATTCAGCTTTAAGAGCGTCTAATTCTTTCTCTAATGGATCGAATTTTGCTTCAACTTCGTCTGAAGCCTCTTCTTCGCCTTCTTCGTCACCATGGTCGTCACCCATTTCAGGTTCCATACCATCGCCTTCTGCTTCGATGTCTGAGATTAGGTCATCAGTTTGATCACCACCTATTTCTTCTACAGTTTCTTCGTCAACTTCTTCTTTAGACTCTTCTTTAACTTCTTCGTCTTTTGATTCGTCTTTTGATGCTTCGTCAACTTTGTCTTCTTTTGAATCCTCTGATTCGTCTTTTGTCTCTGCAACTTCGTCACCCTCAGCTTTGTCGGATGATTTTTCAGTTTCAGCTACGTCCTCTGACTTATCGTCATCAGCAAGGATACCTTCATAGATTTCTCGTGATTTTTCTACTACGATATCGTGGAAAAGTTTTTCTGCGTCTTCCTTTTGCTCATTTACTAATAAATCAAGGAGTTTTTCAAATTTATCTGACATTTGTTGTTTCTCCTTATTAGGCAGATATTTACTTGTTAATACCTTAAAAGGTGCCTTTTAAGACTCTTTTTTGGGCATCTTTTGGAGATGATGCTCGAATTCTTCGTAAGTAATGTCGATCCAGTTGGGTTTTTCTTCTAATCTTTGGGGTGATTTTTGATTTTCCAGCACTACGTGGTAGAATAAAGCATTGTCATGGTTGGCAGTATTCTGTACCATTTGGTTCAACCAATTGCCAAAGTATGTGCGATCCGAATTTTTTTTGCGATATCGCTGTGTACCTGCGTACATATTATTGATCTTACTGCCTTTTTTCTCTTCTATCCTGCCATCTGGTGTCAATCCGAAAAAATCCATTCCTAGTATGTACAATTTCTTAAATTTCTTTTTTTCTAATGCTATACGTGTCGCAGTAGGGCCTGATGACCATCCCCAGTCCTTATCTATCCTAATTACCCTAGGATCTTTGACTCCACCTCTGGGATATGACCACATTTCTGTTTTGTCTGGCACATTTTTTTCACAGATGTGCTTTACTGTGGCTATATCAACCGAAATTAATGCATTTGGCCAAAAAT